CGCCATGATCGAGAGATCCTCCGGGCCTGCATCCTTGGCGGTCGAACCTCGCTGCGTGCGGGAGTGGTCAGGACGGCAGACGGATTCATCCGTCGGCTGGACTATCTGGGCCACGTGAAGAGGGACCGCGAGGAGAACGGCAAGAGGCTCTACAACAACATCTTCCGCTTGCGGATGTCCTCTGAGGTCCCGTTCGGGGTCGTGGAGCAGTTCCAGCAAGTGGATTCGGTGCACCTCAACATCCGCACTCGGGCGGACGAGTGGCGGGGCGAAGAAACCCTCGACTCGGTAGTTGTGACGGAGTAATGACCGGCCTGTACGCATACTCGATTGGAGAAGTCGCATGACCCGTCCCGGCGTTTACGTCAGTGAAGCCCCGCTCCCCCGCGTGGTCGCGAACCCGAATACCTCCGAAGCAGTCGGTGGGTTCTTGGGTACCGCCCTTCGCGGGCCGACCCAGCCCGTCCTCGTGACCTCGTGGTCCGACTTCGCCGCCAAGTTCGGTGGATTCGGCTCGGGTACCACCCTCCCGGACGCTCTCTACCAGTTCTTCAACAACGGAGGCAGCGTCGCCTACGTCACGCGCGTCCTCGCCTCCGACGCTGTGGCGGCGACCGCCACCTTCAATGACACCGCCGATGATCGTCTGACGATCACCGCTGTCACGGAGGGCGTGTGGGGCAACGGCATCACGGTGGACGTGGTCGTGGAGTCCAACTCCAACACGTTCACGCTCACTGTCCGGGAGATGATCCGGGGAACGAGCGTCACGGTGGAGCGGTTCCGCGACCTGTCGATGGATCAGACCTCGCCCCGGTACGTCGTGGGAATCGTCAACTCCCCGACCATCGGAAGCAACTACATCTCAGTGGTGGACATCGACAAGGATGACGCTCCGCTGGCTGACGGAGGCACCGACACCCTCACCGCAGGATCTGACGGTGTCGCCGGGGTCGTCGCGGGCGACTACAGCGCGGCCTTCGACGGCTTCGATGACATCAACGCCAACTTCATCTTCAACGCCCCCGGCGTTCCCGATGTGTCGGCGCTGGTCTCCAAGATCGAGGGACCGACCGGTCGTCAGGACTCGATCATCATCGTGGACACCGCCGAGAACCAGACTCCGGACATGTTGGGGGCCTCGCTTCCGACCTCGTCCTACCCGGCGGTGTACTACCCGTGGGTCTACATCTCCGACCCGGCTCCGGATTCGGTCCGGGGTGGCATCAAGAAGGTTCCTCCGGGCGCATCCGTTGTGGGGATGATCCTCCGCACGGATACCTCCCGAGGCGTCTTCAAGGCCCCGGCGGGTGTGGGGGCCACGCTGACCGGCGTGGTCGCCAACGAGACCCGGCTCACCAACACTGAGTTGGATGCCCTCGCGGGGATGAACGTGAACGTCGTCCGCCCGGTTCCGGGCTCCGGCATCGCGGCCATGGGCGCACGTACCCGGGCGTTCGGAACCACCGACCAGTACGTCTCGGTCCGTCGAACGATCAACTACGTCAAGAAGCGGGCCACTGAGGTCAGCAGGTTCGCGCTCTTCGAGCCGAACTCCCCCGCCCTGTGGGAGCAGTTGCGGGTCGCCAACGGTGCGTTCCTCTCGGAACTCTGGCAGATCGGGGGCCTCGCCGGTCTCGACTTCGCTCAGGCGTTCTACGTCAAGTGTGACGGTGAGAACAACACCGTACAGACCATCTCCAATGGAGAGGTTCACGTCGAGATCGGGATCGCACCCGCGTTCCCAGCAGAGTTCATCGTCATCCGCGTCGGCCAATTCGAGTCGGATGCTTCAACCGTCGTCACTGAGGAGGTCTGACCCATGGGTACGGCTGCTGCCAATGCCAATCTTCCGATCAATGGTCGGGACAACTTGAACTCGGATCCCACGAGGAACTTCCGGTTCCTTGTGGAGTTCCAGCCCTACGGGGACCCGCACCCGATGAAGAAGGTGAACTTCGGGTTCACGTCGGTCTCGGGTCTGTCCATGGCCGTGGAGTCCATCCCTTACCGCGAGGGCGGGATGAACACCACCCTGCACCAGATCCCGGGGCAGGCGTCGTTCTCCCCGATCACGCTCACCCGGGGCGTTCATCTGGGCAACAGTCAGGCGTGGCGATGGATGAAGCGTCTGTTTGCTGCGGTGGGTCCGACCACCAATGGCGGGTACCCCGCGTACCAGTTCCGGTCCTCGGTCACGATCCACGTTCTCCAGCACCCGGTGAACATGGGCAACGACACGGGCGTCCAGTACGGCGACGGGCTTGTTGGATCCCGCAACGATCCGATCGCCATGTCCTTCCGGGCGTACAACGCTTGGATCTCGTCGCTCGCGTACTCTGACCTGAACGCTGGCGACAACGCCATCGCGGTCGAGCAGATGACTCTCGTCCACGAGGGGCTCGACATGTACTGGGAGAAGGACCTCGGTGGGCAGGCCACTGTGAGGAACGCTTCACAGTTCGCACTCTGATACTCAAAGGAGCATAGAAGGTGACGACAGACATTCGGATCAACGATCCCAGCGTCCAGCAGGTAATCCACGAGGCCAATCAGGGGACGGCTGAGCGCCCCAGTGGCCCTGTGCTGGAGGATCCCCGAGACTCTGTCTTCACTCTCGCTGCGGGGTATGTGACGAACGACGGGACATGGGCCAAGACGTTCGAGGTCCGGGAACTGACGGGTAGGGACGAAGAAGCCCTTGCTCGGATCTCGGACCTCGGACGGTCCGTCACCGCCATGATCTCTCGGGCGACGGTTCGTCTGGGGCCGGACAAGGTGACGGATGAGGCTCTGGACAGTCTCGTCGCGGGGGACTGGGACACGATCCTCCTCGCCATCCGGACTGCGACCTTCGGCCCAGAGGTGGAACTCACTCCGACCTGCAACTCCTGTCGGACGAAGTACGAGGTCACCGTGGACATCACGAAGGATCTCTCGATTCGAACTTCGAATATCGAGGATCTGACGTGGACCGTCCAAGGTAAGCGGAGTGTGTACGAGGTCTCCCTCTACACCGGGGCGACCCAGAGGAAGATCCTCGCCCAGATGGGTGAGGAGGGGCGGACTGTCGCGGTCATCAACACCGAGATCCTGTACGACAGCATCTCCTCGATCGACGGACTTCCAGTGCTGGGCTTGGACGATGTTCGGGATCTCCCGATCGCGGACCGGAGAGCACTGCTGGAATCGATTCAGGAACGAAGGGTGGGGCCGGATCTTCAGGGGGTGACGATCAAGTGCCCCACTTGCGGCAATGAGCAGCCATATCCGCTCAGCGCCGCCGCCTTGTTTCAATGAAACACACCACTCCTACGGAACACTGACTCTCCTGTACGACGTACTGACTCAGAAGTACCCCGGTTGGACCCTGAGCGAGATCCGGGACCTGTCGATCCGGGAGCGAAAGAACTGGCTAGAGATCGTGCGTTGGCGACATAGGAGGTAAGTGATGTCTGAGGATCCGGTCTTCAGCGGGTTCAGCAGCGGCGACTCCGCGAGCACCTTCGCCAACGTCATCTCCGGCATCAAGTCGGACATGGCTGCGATCGAGAAGAGCGCCAAGGCCATCGAGCGCAGCCTCCACCGGGCCTCCTCCTCCCGCATCTCCACGGGAGGAGCGGGGAGCGCTCCTACAGGCGCGGGTGGAACTGGCGTCACCAAGGATCAGGGGATGTCCCTCGGGGAGATCTCCAGCAGTGTCCCCGGCAAGATGCGGGCACTCGCGTTCGGCGGTGGAGCACTCGCTGGAGGGTGGGCAGGAGGCATCGCGACAGCGGGCCTCCCGGACCTTCGGGTAACTCCGAATGAGGCGCTGAACTACGAGGCCGCGAAGTTCGGCACGATGCAGGCCACGGGGTCCTTCGGCTCCTTCCAGAACATCATGGACTCGGCGAAGACGGACTTCAACGTCCAGAATCAGCAAGCCTTCATGCAGTCCATCGTGGCGGGCACCCAGCGGGGTGGCATGGTCGGACTGATGGGCGGGGGCACCGTCGGAGAGCGTCGGGCTGGGACGATCATCGGTGGGTTCAGCAGTCTCGCGGGGATGGCTGGAATCGACCAGTCCACCGTGGGCAGCACCATGAACTCGATGTACGGGGCGACGGCGTACTACTCCGCGCTGGCGGCAGGAGTCCAGACCCGAAACCCAGTCACCGGAGAACTCGCCTCCGCCGAGTCCATGGTGAATCAGTTGTGGGCCAACACGGGGATGAAGGGGAAGTCTGGTCAGGACGCTCTTACCCAGATCGACATCGACTACGGGTACGCCGGTCAGGGACGGGCTCAGTTGATGCAGATGTTCGGCGGGGACGAGAACGCCGTCCAGTCCGTGATCGAGGGCATGCGTATCCGTGCCCAGAACGAGGGAAAGGCGCTCACAGCCGGTCAGATCGAGGAGCAGTCCAAAGAGGCCGGAATCCTTGGCACCAAGGAGACGCAGGGACTGGAGACGGCGCGCGCTCTGGAGTCGGCGAATCTGGGCCTGACCGCTGAGTACGCCATGGACGTGACGACCGGGTTCGCGGATGCGGCGGAGAAGATCACCGAAGCAGTGAACCTTCTCGCGGACCTTGAGGGACCTCTCCGGACCATCGTGGGCAAGTACATGGAAATCGCAGCGGAGTTGGACACCTTCCAGACAGAGGTCCCGGGAATGACCAAGGACCTCACGAACTTCTTCGGGGGTCTGCCCGGTGCCATCCTGATGGCACTCGGAGGAAAGTCCCTCCTTGGTGGAGCCCTGAAGACGGGCGCAGGCGTTGCGGCGCGGGGTGCCGGGGCTGCTGCCCTCTCGGCTGCTGCTCCTCTTGCCATTCCTGCCGCAGCCCTCGTCGGAACGACTCTGGCCGTGGGTGCCGTAGGTACGTGGGCGGTGAACAGGTACACCGACTACCCGGAGCATGGTGGCTCGAAGGCGAACTCGGCAATCGCGCGCAACGCGGGCACGAACACGCGGTCCTCTGGGTACGGCTCCTACGCCGAAGGCGAGTGGAACGTCGAGAGCGACCAGATCGCCCGCATCCACCATGGGGAGATGGTCCTGCCCAACCGGGTCGCCTCAGCGGTCCGCGAGGAACTGGCGCTCGGACAGACCTCGGGACCGGTCAACAGCAGGACCTCGCCCAAGAAGGGCGGCGAGGGGACCACCGTCAACATCTACCTGACCGTGCAGCGGGCATCTGATCAAGAGGCGGTGCAGTTCGCCCACAAGGTGAAGCGCCTCATCGATGACGATCAGGAACTCCTGAGCATTGGGTCCGGGAGGTTCTGATGCGCCCTTCTGTTCCCGGAGGCTCCTACGGCAACGTCGCCATCACGTCGCCCTCCAATCCGATGGAGGATCGGGAGATCGCTATCACATCCCCGTCCAACCCCATGGAGGACATGGACAGCGGAGGTGACTCCTCAGCAGGTACCGGTGAGGAAGAGATCCCCATGATGGATGCGTCGGGGATGCCCTTCCGGTTCAACCCGCCCCTGCATCCGGCTGCCCGTCATGTTCGGGCGGACTTCGGGGCGAAGACCTACAAGCGGGGTCAGGACGACATCCTCTACAGCGAGACCGCCATGAAGTTCGGGGCGGACTCTGCGAGGCGAGATGGAGGTTCCTCCGCCTTCGAGAACCTCCGTCTTGGGCGCATCGTTCAGGGGGACATGGCCCTGACAGCAGCCATGCTGGAATCCAATAAGCGGTACGGGATGAGGTTCCTCTACAACCCCTCGCAGGTCTCAGGTGGACTGAGCGTGGGGGTGGACTTCATCCCCAGCCAGCAATCCACCGGGTCCTTCGTTCTTCAGGAGGGACTGGAAC